ACGTCACAACGAGGCCTAAAGCGAGTCTTAACACCAAAGACACCAGAGTTCATCGATACCTCAGGAATGTCCCGAGGTATGGTCGACTCCAGGTAGGCAGCAGTGTTTAGGAGGAACTTCTTGTAGAAGTTATTCCGACACTCTACTACACTGGATAGACTCTCTGGTCCGCCGTCGTACGGTTGCCTCCAATAGATTGGTGTAACCAAACACCCGTCAAAGGAGTCAACGCCGCAAGACTCTCTGAACTTTCCAGTCCAGAAAGACTTTTGGTCGTTAACCTTGAAGTAAAGGACTTCAAGAGCGCGTACAACCAGCTCCCGACTGTCAGAGGGTATGACTAAGTCATCCCCAAAGACGGCCACCTCCCCGATGAGAGATTCCACCGTAGACCTCCTGATATCTTCGAAGCCGCGCTTTGTAGCAACGGCCGCGAGCGATATCGCTAGGAAAACGAGGGACTCCACCGGAAAGGTATTGGCGCTACCCATAGTTGAGAATTTTCTCAGAGCAATAGTGCCGGGCACTTGTGGTGCCAGGTCTTGTTGCAAGCTACGGGTGCGGGTTGATCGAAGGGCTCTAAGCAATTCTGGATTTCTCCAGAAGAGCTGCCCGACGACATGACAGGTGACTCGGTCTGACGCCGCCGAAAGATCGACGGTCGCCATCGAGCCGGTCTCCGATGCTTCCGAGCAGAGGGCCTGATTGAGAGATTGGTCGCGGAATGCGACGAAGTCTCCAATCCAGGATCCTCTGGTTCGGGAACAGAAGTAGTCCCAGCAATTTTGCTGGCACCACTGGTGTTCACTCGGTTCCGCGGCAATAAGCCGTGGTCCCGAGAAAGTCTTGGGAACCGCGATGAGACGGGAACTAGGTTCTTTAGAACCGATGCTCTCGCCATTCTCACACCTATCAGCCCAACTGCAATGATTATGAAAGCCATAATCAGCAATAGGGAACCCACTTTCCAGTACTTCTGACCAATTTGTCCAATAATACTTATTGGACGGGCCAGTAGTCTCTGCAATAGCGCCAGGACCATGTCTGAACCTCCATTCTGCGGGGTCATAGACCCCTAGGGTGGTGGTGAGTAACCTGGACACCTTATCCAGATTACTCAGGAAGATCGACAGCTCGATACGCGTATGCGTATCGTACGTGTCAATCCGTTCTCTTAGCAACTGCGAGCTACCAAAACCTCGGTAGGGCGCAGGAGCGGCGAGATCGGAGGGAGACGAAGCCATCCAGAAGCTTTCAGGTTCTGGTAGCTGGCTATCGGTAGCGTAGAAGGAATGGACTTCGTCCACAATCTTCTCGCTGCTGCAGGGGTAGACGGCCTTCTTCGCTACGTACAAAAGTTGACGTAGAAAGAAGATCGCTTCCTTGCTGCAATCTTCCCTCAGTAGTCCAGTCTCGTGAAAAACCAGTAGGTAGAGTCCCCGAAGAAACTTCGGAATCACTACCCTACCAGAAAACCTCTTTGTGAGAGGTAATCCTGATAGATTGTACTGGCCGCCGGCAAGACACCTATCGAGGTGCTTACCAACAGCTGGGAGGTCTTCGAGATAAACTCGAATTCCTCTTCGCTCCACGAGACCTTTGAGACGGGTGAGATCTTTCTCAAATTCCGCCCCAAGCGTCGGGAACGCCTGCTTTGCGTCTTGGAAGAGCGCATCGTAGACGTTGCTCAGCTCCCTAACATGGCATTTAGACATATCTGGATCAACTCCGGAAAATGTCCCATGCTGTTAGAGAACGCGACCTCAACCAACTGGAAATCTACCGCCTAACACGGAACTCCACAACGAGTGGAGTAAGCTCTTTCCAAGAGCCTTCCGTGCGGCCTACGATTCCCAGCCGCGGAGTGCCACGAGTAGAGCGTCTGCCGTGAGGATTGCTTTATCGCAAACCGCATCGGCAAGCGCAACACTCGTGTCTTTGGGCAAGTGCTCAAAGACGAAGTAGAACTTTCGTTCATACTCTGGCACATCACCAGCCGCAAAGATGGTCTGCACAGCTTCGAAGTTGTGCCGATCATACGCTGCGGGTCGTGCCGTGGTAGGACTCGTCTTGGTATGACGAATCCGTACACGGTACTGACTGGTGCCGTCTGATTGACTGCGATACTCAGATGAGTATGCGTCCTGGTTGACCAACTTCAGGGTGATGTCACCACCAGCCTGAGGAAGGACGATCTCGTTACCTAACATGGGAGTTACCTCCAATCTAAAACTGATTCCCCCGGCTCAGCGCCGGAGGGCAGCTAAAGACAGGAGTATCGACCACTTGCCGGCATCAAGCACGGCAAGACTAGGAAGGGGAAACGGTATCAAAGGAGAGGTTGGCCACCTCTGCTTGCGTTGAAACCTCAAATTGTACCAGCCTTGATAGACTGGCCAAGTTGAGGAACCAACCGGATCATGGTCATATGTTGTCCGACTTTCGGACGTCCTCATGACGCAGATCCTGCCCCAAGTACAGCCCACTGAGTTATTCGTCGCCTGCAACATTGTGCCGACGTTCGAAAACCAGTCGATTAGCCACGACCAGGGAACTAGTTCCCAGGCCGCTTCTAATGCGCCATGCGTCGTAATCCCCAAGGCAACTCTTTTGTTGAACCTATCAAGGTCAGCATCAGAGAGCTTTGGAAGATTACTCCCCGGAAGGAGTTTCCATTCCGCGGATCCCCACGTATTATGGTGGGAGACTACTTGGCGTTGGGCATACAGGATTGCGCCGTTACTATGGATCAACACACGTGTTGGTCCTGTAGCGACGTTCCCAGTACGAAGGTGACACCGTTTCTTAATCGTTTCTCCATCACGAAGTTTACGCAGTTGCGACAGTCGCTGATTGGCGGCGTCCGCAAATTTGCAAAGCTTCCTGATGTCGCTGATCATAGGTTTGACACCCCATCGCCACGAAAGATTTCCTTTCGCGGCATTTTTGATGATGGAAGTGCC